TAGAGGGGAGAGGCTTCGGCTTCTCTCCTTTTTTATTATGCACGTTTTTCTATTGTTAGTTTACTTAGGAGTGGGAGATGACAGAGTACTCGTCAGTAATGATATGTACTTCAGGTCAATCCTAGATTGTAACTTTTTTGCTTCTGAGGTATCCAAGAGATATGGTAACTATCAGTACTCTGACTGGATAGATAATAGGGATAAGGTAACAGCCTATTGTATTCCTAAATACATAAACCCTAACACAGTGGAGGTGTACTGATGCTTGCAGAATTAGCTGCGGCTAACGCAGCATTTGCTATTATCAAGGAAGCAGTATCAAATGGTAAAGACCTCCTTAGTGCTGGTAGTGCCATTTCTGATTTTGTTAATGCTAAAGAAGACCTAAGAAAAAATGGTGAAAAGAAAAAGAAGTCACCATTTGCCTCTAACGAACTAGAAGAGTTTCTTGCCTTAGAAAAGATTAAGGAACAAGAGGAACACCTAAAACAAATAATGATATGGTCTGGCAGGGCTGGTCTCTGGGATGACTGGCAAAAGTTTCAAGCAGAGGCTAGAAAAGAAAGACAAAGACAGCAAGAAGAAGCCTTAAGAAAACGACAGGAATTTATAGAACTTATGCAATTAATTATTGTAGGAGTTGTTTGTCTTGTGGGAATTGTTTGTCTTGTTTGGTGGGGTTTATGGTTAAGAGGACAATAGAGTACTATGAAAAACATGAAGATTAAAAAGTCTAGCGTCAATGAAACAGCAAAGTATAGGAAGTAATTATGCCAGAAGTAGGTGGAAAGAAATATAAGTATACCAAAGAAGGTATGGCTAAAGCTAAAGCAGAATCCAAGAAGACAGGTAAGAAGATGTCTTTTGGTGGTATGCCTCAGAAACAGGTAGCTGCTATTATGGCTAAGTATGGAAAGAAAAAGTAATGGCTATTAAACACGCAGGAGAAACCTTTTCAGGTGTAAACAAACCAAAGCGAACACCAAGTCATTCTAAGAAATCTCATGCGGTGTTAGTCAAGAAAAATGATAAATTAAAGATTATACGCTTTGGTCAAAAAGGTGTGAGTGGTGCTGGTAAAAATCCAACTACTGCTTCAGAGAAGGCAAGACGTAAGTCCTTCAAAGCACGTCATGCAAAGAATATAGCCAAGGGTAAGACGAGTGCGGCTTACTGGGCTGATAAGGTAAAATGGTGATAACATGGCAGCTACAACAAAACTAGATGCAGTTAATACAATGCTTTCTGCTATTGGTGAAGCACCAGTCAACAGCCTTTCTTCTGGTTTGGTTGAAGCTGAAATCGCAGAAACAATACTTAATACAACTAATCGTGAGGTGCAGTCTCAAGGCTGGCACTTCAATACAGAATACAACAAGTCATATGCTCAAGACAGTGATGGACACGTTGTTATAGGTTCTGATATTCTTCGTGCTGATGCTACGCTAGAGGCTAATGGTAAAGACCTAGTACAGCGTGGCACTAAGATGTACGACAGGAAGAACCATACGTTTGCCATTGGTGCTAGTACTAATCTTGATGTAGTAGTAGAATTAAACTTTGAAGACTTACCAGAAGTAGCTAAGAGATACATCACTCTAAAGAGTACTCGTGTGTTTCAGGACAGGGTTGTAGGGTCAGGCACTCTACACGACTTCCAAAGGGAAGATGAAGAACGTGCTTACTTTGAATTAAAGCAGTTTGACAAAGCTACTGATGATGCTAATATCTTTGATAACTATGATGTCTTTAGTATTATAGACAGACAAGGACGGAGAACAGTGTAATGGCACTTATCAGTCAGTCAATCCCCAATCTTATTAATGGTGTGTCGCAACAGCCACCATCATTACGTCTTAACACACAAGCAGAGCTACAAGAAAATGCACTATCTAGCGTTGTTACAGGGTTATCAAAACGCCCAAGTACTGAACACCTTGCCGATTTGGGGGTAATCTCTAATACTGATAAAGCTTTTATACACACAATTCGCAGGGACGAGAACGAGTATTATACTCTTATTATTGATACTGCTGGTACTCTCAGAGTCTACGACAAGGAAGGTACAGCCAAAACTGTTACCAATAATGCCTCAAGTTATTTCTCTGGTCTCACAGACCCCAGTAAAGAAATAGCAGCAGTCTCTATTGCAGATGCTACATTCCTTATTAATAAGAACACGGAAGTAGCCAAGGGTACAACAACTTCTTCTACTCGTAATCCAGAAGCACTAGTCTATGTCAAACAGGCTGACTACTCTTCTACCTATCGCTTAGTTATTACCAAGGGTGGTAGCTCTAGTACAGTTGAGTTTGCTACAAAGTCTAGCACACAGAGTAGTACAACGCTTACGCAGGATGCTGAACGTGGTGCTTCTACTGACTTGATTGCTACTAATCTAGATACCTTCTCAGGTACTTCTGTTAGTACAACATACTATGATGATATTACTGATGGCTCTGCTGTTACTGGTATTACAATTACTCGCTATGGCTCAGTGTTACATATTCAGTCTACAGATACTACAGACTTTCAAGTAGAAGTAGGTGACTCCCACGGTGGAGAACATTTACTTGTATTTAAGGATGAGACACTAGACTTTAAGAAGCTTCCTGTTGAAGCTGCTGAGGACTTTATCATTAAAATTATTGGTGATAACGAGAAGGCACAAGATGACTACTATGTAAAGTATACTGGTGGTGTCTGGAAAGAAACAGTACAGCCTAACATCTTGTTAGACCTTGATGCTTCTACTATGCCTCACAAACTGATTAAGAACCCTGATGGTTCTTTTACCTTTGATGAGGCAGCTTATGCTCAAAGAGATGTAGGTGATGACAGCACTAATAGCTATCCTTCTTTTGTAGGATACACGCTGTCTGACATCTTCTTCCATCGTAACAGGCTAGGACTACTAGCAGACGAGAATGTTATCTTTGCTCGTGCTGGTGAGTTTCTTGAGTTTGACTTTTTCCGTAAGACAACACTAACCATTGTAGATAGTGACCCCATTGACGTGGCTGTGTCCTCTAACAAGGTTAGTATCCTCAAACACGCTGTACCATTCAACGAGAGCCTACTGCTCTTCTCAGACCTTACGCAGTTCAAAGTTACAGCAGAACCTCTCCTAACTCCTGAGACTATCAACGTGGCTAACACCACAGAGTTTGAGGCATCCCTAAGAGCAAAGCCAGCACAGGCTGGTAAGTATGTTTACTTTGCCTCTAAGCGTGGTGCATGGGCAGGATGCTGGGAGTACTTTGTTGATACTGACACAGACGTTAATGACGCTAGTGAAATTACAGCGCACGTCCCTGAGTATCTAAACGGTGAAGTCAAGAGTATTCAAGCATCCTCTAACGAGGATATGCTGCTCTTACAGACGACTAATGACAGTGAAGCTATTTATGTATATAGATACTACTGGTCAGGACGAGAGAAGCTTCAGGCCTCTTGGTCACGCTGGGTATTTGATGGTGATGTAGTAGGGTTTTCTTTTAACCGTGCTGATATTGATATACTAATTAAGAGAGGTACTAACCTCTACTTAGAAAGACTTAATCTATCAGTAGACAATGCTACGTTATACACAGAAGGTAGCTTTCCTATCTTCTTAGATAGACGAGTAAGACTAGAAACTGGTGGAACTACAACAGTACCATATTCAGATACTAACTTAAAGTATGTTGACCAACGTGGTAGAGTTATACAAGTAGGGAGTGTAGCAGCACTACTCGCTGATGGCGAAGTAGTTTATGCTGGTATTCCTTTTACGTTCAAGTACCAGTTTTCTGAACCAGTAATTAAACAAGATAATAAACCCATAACAACAGGTATACTGCATATTAGAAACTACGCAGTAACCTACAATAGTACAGGATTCTTCAAGGTTAAGATACAACCACTAAAACGAGATATATACGAGCGTACCTTTACAGGACGTATTGTTGGTGGTGGTGCTAACCTCTTAAATAAGGCTGCTATTGATTCAGGCACTTATCGCTTTGGTGTTATTGGACACGCTGATGAAACCACAATTACTCTAGAGAGTGATAGTCATCTGCCCTGTGTCTTCCAATCAGCAGAGTGGGAAGGATTCTTTGTACTTCGTTCTAGGAGAATGTAATGCAAGGTCATGTGAGAAAGAGTACTCAAGAAGATGTAGACTATCTATCAATTAATCTAAGGAGAGAGGATGCTATTGAAGTACTCTCCTCACATGGTAATATAAAAGAAGCACTACAGGTAGGCTTTGACGAGTCAGAAGACTGTAGTACTATTATTGTCTCCGACACAGGAGAGATTGCTGGTATGTATGGAATAGCTAGGTATGATGAAATAATGGGCATACCGTGGCTTCTTACCGCACCTCCTATAGAAAAGATTTGGTTGCCCTTTCTGAGAAGGTCTCGTGTTTGGGTAGAACATATGAATGATAAGTATCCTATACTCGTAAATGCTTGTGATGCAGACTACACTAAAGCTATCAACTGGCTTCGTTTTGTGGGCTTCACGTTTATTAAAAAGCATGATAAATGGGGGGTAGGAGATAGACCCTTTTTAGAATTTGTAAGGATAAAAGATGTGTGAACCAACAACAATGGCAATCTTGTCTGCTGCATCTACAGGCATTGAGTTTTTAGAAGCAAAAAGACAAGCCGATGAACAACAAGCACGTTATGATCAAAACAGAATAGCATCAGCACAAGCAAGAGACTTAAAGATACAGTCACTCAATCAGAGGGCTATTCAGGAATCTGAGGCTGCTGGTGAGGCTAAACAGAAACAAGCTATAGAAGCTTTACAGTTAAGAGAACGTGCTGTAGTAGCTGCTGGTGAAGCTGGTGTTTCTGGCAGTTCAGTAGACAACTTGTTAAATGAGTATACCGCACAACGCCTTCGTGGTGTAACAACAATTAATAGAAACCTTGAGAATGTAGAGAAACAGATTAGTCTTCAAAAGATGGGTGCTTCTGCGGAAGCTGAGAATCGGATTAATTCCATGCCTCAAGGTACACAACCTAGCTTCTTAGCTGCGGCTATAAAGGCTGGGGCAAGTAGCTATGCAACATATAAGGCGTATGAAGTAGACATACCTGACAAGTATAAACCTGTATTTGGTCAATCAAAGTATAATGATGCTTTTACACCGCCTAGCGAACTTTAGTAGGAGATATTAATGGCACAACGTAGAGTACCAGTAGAACGGATGCGTTCGTCTACAGCACTACAAACGGTTGCTGCGCCTGTAGAAACTTATGTTCGTCCAGCAGAACCACAAACACAGGAAAGCGCACTAGGTGCTTTTGTAAGAGCTATTGCTCCTTCTATTGAAACACTAGCAGATGTAGAACGACAGAAACAACTGAAGCTACAGAGAGAAGCGGAAAAAGGTATAGCTTCTGCTCGTGCGTTAGACGCAAGGCTTGGTCTTGGTCAAGCAGAACGACAGTTAAATGAAGACTACAACAATAACACAGAATTTTATCTTAACGCTACAGAAGAAGAAATTGTACAGCGTAGGCAAGAGATTACTGCACCAATAATTCAAAAGGTGCAAGACTCTGGTGATGACTTACTTGTTACTGCTTTACAGGGTGATTTAGAAGTTTCTAATCTTAAGTTCTTTGGAGAAACCTTAGACCCTGCTAAACAAGAACAGAATAGAAATAAAATCCTGAGTGATTTAGGTACAGAAATATTTGCTATTAGTAGCAGTGTTGATAGAAGTAATCCTGAAGCTATGGCAACAGCAGTTCAACAAATAGATGACTTGGTTAATACTGCTCAAAAGGCTACAGGTTTACCTTATCCAGCTATTAATACAAGTATTTATAATAATTTTTATTTACCTTCTGCTTCTTCTGAAGGACGTTCTGCTTTATATGCTTGGTTAGATAGTAAGAATATACCAACAACAGGTGCAAATTTACCTCAACTTGGTACACTAAAAAGCCGTCTTAAAGCTTATGATGATGCTGTAGCAGACCAAAATGCTGTAGGACAGTATCAAGCTATACTACAGCAGAATGTATCTACTTATATAGCTAATCAAGGGGCAAACTACGATGACTTTCAAATAGGTGAACAAGTAACTCTAGCAAATGGTACGACAAAGAAAATTCAAAAGTCTGACGTAGAGGATGCTTTGTGGTTAAACTACCTCACTCAATGGGATAGTTATCAACAATCACTACAACAACTACCTCCATCAGCACGGTCTGGTATTGAAAAGGTAAGCTTAAACGAAGCTTATAATACTTTTGCTAAAGCTGGTATGATGCCTCCTCCTATGAGAAATAATCTTTTATCTGGGGCAAGTACATTAACTTCAGCAGAAAACTTAACAGACCCAGTAGTTGCTGAACGTGCTGTTACAGCTTTAACTGCCTACATTCAAGCAGACAAGTATGGGATTAGTATTCCTGATAATGTATTAAACTCAGAACAAAAGCAAAGGTTTATGGTAGCTGATGTTCTTCTTAACGATGTAGGATTAGATCAAAAAACAAGTCTAATATCAGCAGCTAATGCTGATTTAAGCCTACTAAATGTTAGAATAAATGAAGCATCTGCTCTAAAGCTTTTGAATACAGCAAAATTTTCAGAAGATTTATCTGATGTAAGTAATATACAGGGCATGAGAATCCGTGTTAAGAATATAGCTGGTGTTCTCTTGTCTACTGATCAAATGACAATAGAAGAAGCTGTTAATAAAGCAGTAAGTAT